ACGGTCTGGGCACCAGGCTCGACACTTATGAGTGTTTGCATAACAAATGTATCGGTGGATTGCGGCGTTGCGCGATTGGCATTGCTGATAATTGTCGCACCACTGCCAAATCCAGTTGGTGGTGTGCACCACTCCGTTGTGCGAAGTACGTTACTTCCTTCGTCTTTGATTCCCCAAGCATAAGCTCCAGTAGTCACATCTAAAATTCTTTTGCCTACAAATGGTGTAGCAGAAGAACTCAGAGTTAATCCCCAAGGGGTATTGGTGGCTCTATTCTTAGCACGAACAGCCGTAACGGTCATAGCTGTCTGGGCAGGAGTGTTCCCTTGGAATACTAAAGTCGTACCTTCCATTAACATAACGTTATAGGAAAGTGGATCGGTACCATCAAGCGCTAAATTATTCAAAAGATTAACTGTAATAGTGCTGTTGGGATTTCTCAATTGTCCACCAACACCCCACCTACGAGCAAGTTCAGACATTGTTTTAAGAGCGGCATTAGAAGTGGAACCGCTGTTAGAGTCAGAACCGTTAACTGAGTCAATATACCAAGCAGATTGTGTTAAAGCGCCAGATGGACTAAGTGAAGAACCAGAAAGACCAACGCTTTTAAGGAAGGCACTTTGTCCTACATCAGCAGTTAAAAAGTTAGCGGATGAAGAAACTATCGTAAGAGAGCCGCCAGCTAACAGAGTCTTGAGCGGACCTTTGGTAAGAGCTGATCTAATATCTTCCTCAGTAACACCTGGAACTTTCATAAGATCCAAAGTGTTGCCCGGACCAATTGTGGTATTAAATACCTTAATTGATCTATTCATTGAACTGTTGTTCTTAACTACAAAACTAATAGTAGTGCTTGGGTTAAATCCGTTGTAGTCCACCATCTATACCTCTGTGTTCCTGTTGTAATCGAGCAATCAGAATAAATGGTAAATTATTACTATATAAAAAATCACAAGTGATTGTTTTCTGGACTTAAAACCACAAAACTTCAATCATCGGATTCATTGGAGTTGGTGGAGCTGTTACCATGGCCACGGCTGGATGAATAGCGCTTGGTCGTCTGGTGGTTAGGAAGCCCACTTCACTAACGTACAAATTAGCGCGGACAGGATATTGTTGGTTGGTTTCATACTGGTCAGTTTGAAAAAACATTCTTTCAAACCAGACCGTCATACGGCCAGAACCCTGAGTGCTATCATCACCAGGAATATTAGCTACTTGGTAAGTGTAATTTACTACTGTCCTGATACCATCTGGTACGTTATCTCCATTCAAATCGATATTTAATGGCGTACCAGCTACGAAAGTAACTACTCCATTAACTGGATTCAGAACAACGTTGACAGTTGAGTTAAAACTAGAAGGAACAATATTGGGTCTTTTTAATTCTGCCTTGATATCAACTGGGGTAACCAAACCTCCAGGACCAGGAACACCGATTGCAGGAACAATAACTACTTCATTCCACGAAACGTTGGTAAATGCTTTGGTTTTAATATCATCAATAACACCGATAGGAGCGGTTCCGTTACTAACGGTAGCCATTACTTGGTTACCAATAACGGTTAATTCTGCGATTTGACCAGGCTGAAATTCGGCTGATGGATCGCAAATAAAGCTGACGGGAAGGGTATTCCCAACTTGTACTAGTCTAAGCATGATTTCCTTCTAATCTATACCGCTCTAGTAGCTATATAACCGTTGGAATTAATGTATTTCTTCTTCAAAGTCTTCAGGCAAATTCTGCTCATCGACTTCAAGTACATCCTCTGAAACATTGAAATCGAACAAATCAACATCATCGACTGAGTGTGATTCTTGGCCAGCCATCTCTTCCCACTTGGACCAATCGTCCTCAGAATAATTAGCTGCTAACTCATCGGCCGTTTCAGCATTCAGAGCATCTGCTATTTCAGCATCGAGGGCCGCACTCAAATCATCATCTGTCAGCATAGTCCCGTGGTCTGCGAGATTTCTCAGATAAAACCTTGATTCCTCATGAATCTTGTCTGGTCTCTTTGGCTTACGATGCTTGGCAGCTATACTTTTGAATTCAATTTCATCTCCAGGTCGTGGAGTAAATTGAGACTTTGGAACTGGACTCATAGTGATAGTCTCGCCAGGTTGTGGGTTAGCGGGATCAACAGGTTGAGTTGGATTCTGCATCCATTCCCACATCTTACCAAAGTTACGATTTGGGTCTAAAAACTGCTCAGCATCCTCTTTGGACATGTATTGTGAACCGAAGAATTTTCTCAATTCATGATCAGACCACAAACCCGCACCATGGGCGGCTAACATAACTCTAGCTCTAGAAGGTAAATCTCCAGATTGCATTCCGCGAATATCACGTGAAGTAGCTCCGGCTCTCATCAACTCACCAATGTCAATTAGCCTCTCGACGGCCTTAGTCTTACGCTCGGCGGCAATCTTTTCCATCAGCTTGAGCAAAGCGTTGGCTTGAGAACGAAGTCCAGCTTCTTCAAAAATTTCAAGAGCGGCATGAAGGCACTCAGCAGCCTTAGCCAAATCAGGTGTTTCGGTAGAAGCTTGCTTACGCAACTCTCGTTGCATTCCGGTTACAAGTTCTTGTTCGAAAAGGCTCTTCTTAACCATTGTTCACCTTTAAACTGTTAGCTAAATCTTGCAAAACTTCAGTGACACCATCAGCCTCTTCACGCATTCCTGCTTGATCAAAAATAGCTGCGGCGGTGTTCAAAAGGTCAGCGGCCTTAGCAAGCTTGTTAAAGCCGTGCTTAGTTTCCACTTGATTGGACACCAAGTTCTTTTCCATAGCTTGGAAGATTTCGTTTTCTGCTGATCCTCTTTTAAACATTTGTTTTCCTCAACTATATAGCCTAATAGTAGTATGGCCCATGATACCCCCGCTGCAATCTGGGGATTGCATGGTGATTAGGTACCACAGGCCATATAAGTGTTTTAGTTATTTCTTGGAAGAAGACTTCTTATCGTCCTTCTTAGAATCCTTCTTATCCGAAGACTTCTTGTCCTTGGCAGAGTGGGAATCCTTAGAAGACTTCTTGTCGTCCTTCTTATCGGACTTCTTGTCAGACTTCTTGTCCTTAGCGGAGTTAGAGTCCTTCTTGGAGTCTTTCTTAGAATCCTTCTTCTTATCCTTAGAATCCTTCTTCTTGGCTTCAACAACCAAAGAAGCAATCTTCAAAGTAAGAGCGGAGCCCTTTCCAAGACCAACTGAGTCAAGGGCAGCAGAAGCAGTGAGCAAGCTATCGATAGCTACGTCGTAGGCAGCAGAGGAAAGTTCCTCATCGTTAGCGTCGCTGGAGTCAGACTCCTTCTTCTTCTTTGCATCTTGGTCATCGGCATCGCTAGAATCAGATTCCTTCTTTTTCTTTGCATCCTGATCGTCAGCATCAGAGCTGTCGCTGGAGCTAGAAGAGGAAGAATCCTTCTTCTTTTTGGCATCGTTCAAGTCAGAAGCAGAGCTGCTGTCGGAAGAAGAGTCCTTCTTCTTCTTTGCATCTTGGTCATCCGCATAAGAAGAATCTTCAGAATCCTTCTTTTTCTTAGCATCTTGATCATCTGCCATGCAAGAATCGCCTTCTTCACCATGACCTGGATGGTTAGCATACTTGTACTGAGTACCAAAAAGGGACTTGTGTTGTTCGCTCTTTAGGACTGCATCCATTGTTGCAGCCACAAAATCTGATACACTCTTGTTTCTATTCATTGTATCCTCGTTTATAGGTTAGTTGCTTAGAAAGCACCCTTTTTGTTGCTCTTAGCAAATGCTGCGGACAATTGGGTATACATATCCTCGTCGTTTTGGGCGGCGTTGACTTCACCGGAACCAATCAAACCAACTTGTGGTAGGCGACCAGAAGCTTCCTTACGGAAGGTAGTAACTGGGTGTCTTGCGATTACTCTCTTGAGAGAATCGAAAGAGTCGTCGTTAAACTTCATAATCTCTTCAACTTGGTAAGAGATAGAAGCTCTGTCGGAGTTGCAGAGACCACGATCAACCATGTCATAGGCTAGTTCGTATGCTCTTGCAATCTTGACCTTGAAGCCGTTCAATTCAGCTTCGAGTTGAGCCTTGACGTGCTCCTTCACCAATTCACTGGCGAATTCAGAACCACCATCAACCTCACCATAGTACTTCTTCCAGTAAGCGACTGCATCCTTGTCGAGACCCTCTGCAATGAGAGCATCGAAATCTGCTGGGTCTAGCTTACCTTCAGAGACTAGTCTCTGGATAGCTTCAGCTTCCTTACGGACCTTTGGTGGAGCCTTAGCAAGTTCCATCATGGCCTTGTTAACTTCTGGAAGGGTCTCAACCAATCCGAGAGAATCAGATGGCTTGACTTCCAATTCAGTTTGACCATCGGCATGCTTGTCAGCCTCTTGTAGCATATCGCTGAACTTAGCATGGGACATGTCTTGGATTTCTCCATCTTCTTCCTTGCCCAATGCATCGGCAGCTAGCTTAGCTCTGAGAGCGGCACGGCCTTCCTTGGAGTCAAGAGAAGCAACGGTACCTAGTGGTCCAAGCTTGTCTAGCATTTCTGGCTTTACATCGACCTTTACGTCGTTGGCGTCATCGGCTGCTAGTTCTAGACCTTCGACTAGACCTTCACCAAGTCCTTCAACCATATCATGCTCGTGTTCTTCATGCTCTTCGCCTTCATCGCCCATCATGTGCTTGAGGCTATCTAGGTCAGCATTAGTGTCATTGATCATTGACATCAAGTCTCCACCATCAGCGGCAGAGCCAGTATCTTTTTCGCTCATGGCGTCTCCTTCGTCAGTTGCAAGTGCTTCGAGTTCAGCTTCAATTTCAGCACGCTTGACAATTGCCTTGGTTCCATTTGCATACTTAACAAAAGCTTGCATTAGCTTGAAACCATCAGCAACGGCAGTCTTTGCTTCATTCAAAGCATCTTCAACGATAGAGCCAACGAATTCCTGGTTAGGTCCGCTTACAGCGCCCTTATCGTACATTCCTACGATCATATCCAACTCTTGTTGGTGATCATTAAGTTCTGCAATGGCTTCCTTCATAGCGTGGGAGATTGCGCCATTCAACTCTCTACGTAGAGTATTGAGAGAAGCGGCTGCGCCCATTCCGCCACCTGCTGGAGGAGCAGAGGATCCACCCTTGTCGGCACCCATTTCAGCTTGTTCACCAGTAAGAGCACGAACAGCTTCAACGAGGTCGGAACCGAGGTCTCTCACCTTTTCAGCTAGTTCAATAGCGGTCTGCTTTGGATCGCCAGACTTGCCAGAATCTTCAACTGGACCACCGGCATCACCACCTGCTGGAGGAGCGCCTGCATCACCGGCTGGAGGAGCTGGAGGAGCAGAAGCACCACCG